AGCAGGTAGCTCCGTTAACACTTTATCGTAAATATATATTAATTCAAAATCCTGTTGGAGCGACAGAAACTTTGTTTTTTAATTTTGGGGCAGCGGCTTCAGTCGCTGGTGGATCAATTGGCCTTGCGCCTGGACAGATATATGAGCGTGCAGGTCCTACGTTTGTGCCGACTGATGCCATCAATGTAACTGCTACAACTACGGGTCATGCCTTTACGATTAAGGTGGGCTGATGGCTGATGACGATGATATCCGTTACGGTGCAACCGATGATGAAGATGACGAGCTTGAAGCCGATCAGACTGAGGATCGGTCGGAAGAGCTTGTTCGTGACCACGATATAAAGTCCGAATGTATCAAAGCTTATTCGGATATCGAGAAAGGTTACTCCGATCAGTGGGAGCGTTCTAATGATCAGATGGATTATTGGGACGTGTACAACTGTACGATCGGACCTAAACAGTTTTATTCAGGTAATTCCAAGATTTTCGTGCCGATCGTGAAAGACGCGATTGATGCGCGTAAGACTAGGTTTGTTAATCAGATTTTCCCTACGTCGGGCAAGCACATTGAGATAACCGGTTCGGAGGGTAAGCCGCAGGCGCTTATGTCCTTGCTGGAGTTTTATATTCGCAAGTGCAAGCTGCGCACGAAGATCATGCCGCCGTTGTTGAAGAATGGCGATGTGGAGGGGCAGTACACTCTTTTGGTTGGTTGGACGCGCAACGAGCGTCATGTTGCTATGCGCGTCAAACGCAAGCCAACGATCGACGGAATGGAAATTCCGCACGCGGAAGGGTTTGACGATATCAAAGAGGAAACTATTATTCACGAATATCCGAAAGTTGAGGTAATTCCTGATGCCGATTTATTGGTGCTGCCGTCGTCTGCCGAGTCAATCGAGGAAGCGATTGAAGAGGGAGGCTCGGTTACTATTCAACGCCGGTGGTCTAAAGCGAAAATTCGCTCCCTTATACGCGAGGGCGAGATTGATCAGGAAGAGGGGGAGGCTCTTATCAAGGCAATGTCCGAGCGAGAGAAAGATCAGATACCCGATAAAAAATCTAAATCAGTTGACGCTGCGGGCATCAAGTATTCAGGGAAGAAAAGCACAGCGCATGTTTATGAAACATGGATGAAGCTGAAGATTGATGGCGATCGGCGGATTGTTCGCATCTACTACGGCGGTCCGGATCATGTTCTAAGCGTTAAGCGAAATCCGTACTGGTGTGATAAGGTTCCAATTTTGTCGGCTCCGGTTGATAAGGTGGAGGGATCGTTCAAGGGGGTGTCGAAGATTAAGCCGGTCGAAACTTTTCAGTACGCGGCGAATGATGCTGTGAATGAAGGCATGGACGCCGCAGCTTATGCGTTGCTGCCTATCATCATGACCGATCCGCTGAAAAATCCAAAGATCGGCTCCATGGTACTCAACGTCGCGGCAGTGTGGGAGACAAATCCGAAGGATACGCAATTCGCGCAGTTTCCTCCACTGTGGAAGGATGCTTTTCAAATCGTTGCCAGTGCCAAGGATCAGGTATTTCAAACCTTGGGGGTCAATCCGGCGATGATGCCGCAGCAGGTGATGGCACCGGGTAAGAAACCTAACCAAGCGCAAATTGCTAACGAGCAGATGGTTGATATTCTCACGACCGCTGATAGCGTTACGGTGCTTGAAGGTGAAATACTCTCGCCGTTGATGCAGTGGTTCTTGTGGCTGGATCATCAATTCCGCGATGAAACTATGACCGTGCGCGCTTTCGGCCGGCTAGGTGTGCAGGCGGAAATGGAGCGGATCGAGCCGGTGCAGATGGACCGGCGCTTTGAGGTTCGTTGGTATGGTGTAGAGGCGGCGCGCAACCAGCAGCAGATGCAAGCGCAGATGGCCGGGCTCAACGTGATCATGCGGCTGCCGCCGCAATCTTACGCGCCGTATAAGCTCAACCTTGCACCTGTGCTTGAGCAGTTTGTCGAAAATCTTTTCGGTCCGCGGTTGGGACCGCGGGTGTTTGAGGATCAAAGCAAGCAGCTGACGCTTGAGCCGATGTTTGAAAACCAGTTGCTTGCCGCTGGCTTTGACCTGCCGGTAGCTCCCATGGACAATGACCAACAGCATATGCAGGCCCATGCGCAAGCGATGCAGGCTGGCGACTGGCACGGTACGATCCGAGCGCATATGCAGAAACACCAGCAGCAGATGCAGCTAAAGCAACAGGCGATGATTGCTGGGCAGGTGCAGGCGCTTATGGGTGCTGCACAGCAGGCGCAACGTGGTGGTGGGGGGCCTCGCCCCGGGGCACAGACCGGCGGTCCGCGGCCGATGGGACAAGGACCGGCGGGCATGATCCATCGCGATCGGATGGCAATCGGGCCTCCCCGATCCAAGGCCCGTTGACAGTTATCGGGAATTTGCAGTATTTGTGGAACTTCGACCAACCCCCGTAAGGGGTTATTCGACTTGTGGCCGTAACCTCACACATGGAGCGCTTTTTTGCCTCCTAACGACACTGACGATCTTGATCTTGATCTGGACCCACCGGAGGATACCGATGTCGGGCTTCCTGATGATGGGCCTGGAACTGGCTCTGATGATGCTGATCGGGACGATCAAGTTGACGATCAGGATGATCAGGGGGATCAGGGCGATGAACCGGACCTTGCCGCCCGAAATCAGGGTGGCGACGGTGATCAATCCCGTCAGTCAAGCCGCGGTGAGCGGCGTCACCAAGCCTTGTCTAACCGCCTCCAAGACATGGAACGGCGGAATACAGACTTGGAGCGTCGATTAAACGAGAGCTTAGCCCGCACCACGGGTCCGCGGCAGGAGACAAACGAAGAGCGCGAAGCACGCTTAGCTCTGCTTACGCCGGAAGAGCGTATGCAGGTGAGAATGACCGAAGCCGAGCAGCGGCATGGTCAACAGCTTTTCACCTTGCAGATGCAAATTCGGGATGGGCAGGACAGGACGAGTTTCGAGGCTAAAGCTTTCAATGACCCGCTTTACAAACGGTGGGCTCCGAAAGTAGAGGCTGAATTAGCAGCGTTACGAACCCAAGGGCAGACAGTAGACCGTGAAAAGTTGCTGTACTACCTTATTGGGAAAGCCGCGGTCGAAGGTCGGAAACCGGGTCAAAGGCAGCAGCGTCAAGCGCAGAACCGTTTGCAGCGCGCTAATGCGCGCCCGGGTAATAGTAGGTCGGATACCGCGTCCTCGCGACGAACGCAGGCTAGCTCGCTCGAAAAGCGTCTTGAAGATGTGCCGCTTTAGTTTCCGCGTAGGCGGAACGCACTCGGAGGGATGCAATGGCTACGAACGTCGCTTCGTCGTTTTCTGCCGACATTGAAGCTTATATAGCGGATAAAACGCTTCCGCTGGCTCGCCGGCAACTTGTTGTCTATCAATTCGGTGATCCTCTTACGTTGCCCAAAGGGCGCGGAGTCACATATACGGCAACTCGTTACAATCGTGTATCGCTTCCTTACGCGCCTCTCTCCGAAGGCGTGCCGCCGGTTGGCGAGGTAATGACGATCGCGCAAGTCACTGCGACGGCGTTGCAGTGGGGGGACAAGATCACAATTACCGATGTTGCGGAGCTTACGATCAAGCACCCCCTTTTCAAAAAAGCGATCGAGCTAATGGGGCTTCAGGTCGCGGAAACTTTCGAGCGGAATACTTTCAACAACCTGCAAGCTTTCACCCAAGTTAACTATGTGAACAGCCGCGGCGCTCGGGCCTCACTTGTGGCCGGCGACGTGATGAACATTCACGAGCTTAACCGCGCCTTCGCGATGCTGCTCAATGTCGGCGCTCCGCGGTTTATGGGCGATGAATTGACGGACACGAAGATTGACGCGGACGCTTCTGGCCAGCGGGCAAGCTCCAATCCACGATCGATGCCACACTATGTCGCCGTGATCCATCCGTTTGTCATGAGCGATCTTCGCGAAAATCAGCCGATCCAATACGCGTGGTCGCAGTCGGATATCAACCGGCTTTATAATTTCGAGCTTGGTGAATGGTCGGGCATTCGTTTCTGTTTTTCCAACCTTGTGCCGTCGTGGACCGGCGTTGCGCAAATCAATCCGACTGCCGGCACGTCCGGCAACCTTGCTACCAATAACTATTTCATAATCGTCACTGCGCAGGACACGCAAAACCAGTATGAAAGTCAAATTTATCAGGTGTCCAATTCTACTGCGGTCACCGGTCCGAATGGATCGCTATCAGTCACGTTGCCGGCACTCAGCGGT